TAAGGAACCCATAAGGGGTATTGCCAGAACCACTTACACACGCTACAAGCTGATCACCCGAAAGATAAACTACACAACCTGCGGTCTCAGTACCATCACCCTTGCTCGTATCATGAACAAGGAACTGGTTCTGAACAACAGGGTCTCGTGGGATGAACACCATGTGTTAGTACCTCCTTAGTTTGACTTTTTCTTACCTCGCTTCTCAGCGATGTACTCCTCCCATGCTTGGGACATTTCTTCCTTTAGAGATGCGTTTGCACGAATCTCCTGATCCATAGATCGAGTAATTGCCTCTCCCAGAGACATCTTCTTTGCAGAAGCAGTCTCCTTCTTTGGCTCTTCCGTCGTCTCAGTGGAAGCTTCCTCGGTAACAACCGGGGTCTCTTCCTCCGCACACTTGGCCTTCTTCTTACCCATCTTCTTGGATACTTCAGAAACCTTTTGTGCCACTTCGTTGACGAGGGAAATGCACTTGGAGTCGGCCGGATCACAGCCAAGGCTCTGCGCGATCAGGTTGATATCCTGAGCGGACAGCTTAGCAACCTCGATTTCATCTTCTCCTTCTTCTTCTGAAGAGGAGGCATACTTGCTCTTTAGAGCAACAAGCTCACTCTTGTAAGATGCGAATGCCTCATCCGACATGTCTCGGATCTTGGCGTACTGAGCTTCGGCGGCTTCGTCATCAAGAGCGACGCCAGCCTCTTCCAGTTCGGACATACGTCCGGCCGCAGTCTCTTCGCGAGCGAGGGTATCAAGGGCAGCCTGTGCTACTTCTGCCTTCTGCTTCCAGTCAGCAAGCTCGGCCTCAAGGGCAACGATCCGCTCATTGGTAGCTACTTCAGCATCAGTCGGCTCTGAATTGTCGAGAACAGCAAGGGCCTCTTCGTATTCCTTGATCTTGGCATCTTTTGCCTCTAGCGATGCCTTCAAGGTCTCGAAGGTTTCCTTAGCCTCTTTTAGGGCAGCCTCAGCCTCTGCACGAGCCTGAGCTTCCTCTTTGGAGGAAAGAATTCTCTCGACTTCAGCCTGGACAGCTGCATTGAACTCGTCCTTGTTAAGTTCTGTCATATCGGCTTTTCCTCCTTATCAGGATTTCTGTCTGACTCTCGTCCCCCGACGAGCATCAAACGTGTGTGCTCTTTGGGTCACACTTCCTCTCATCTACTCCGTGTCCCTTGTAAAAGCTATCCTTGACTATAACGTAGTCAACACGCTAAGTATTGGTGGTAAAGAGAGGGCCCCGCCCTCTCATTACCGTAACACTAGTAAGGTAAGTTAGAAGTTCATTCCTAATACCTTGATCTTCAAAGTAGTTGCAGATGCGGATGTGATTGCGGAACTGTTGTCGAAACTTAGAACCATTTTGTTAATACGAGAAGACGTGTTCAACCAAGAAGCGTGATATGTCCAATCGCTTGGAGAAGAACCATACATGGACATACCTTCTCCACAAGAATTCTTTTGGGAAGTTTGCAGATTACAAATTTCAAACTGGCCAATGAAATCTATAGAGGTAGTGTTCACAAAAAAGATGGGAATACCTTTCGCACTAGAAGCACCGGTACCGGCATAGTTGCTGGCGTTATTATCATCGTTATAGTTAAGAGCAACATATGCTCCTGGATTAGCAGTTACATCTTCACCTACAACTACAACCTTCAAAATATCATATGCAGGAATGCCACTGATAGTAACAGTACTGTTCTTATCCAGGTTTGTGGCTGAGGCAGATCCTATACAAACCCAACAACCTGTGAGATCGTCAATTTGTTCCTGAAGATGACCAGAAACGGCAACCATTTCCTCATCAGTAACAAAGGGGCTGTTACCGGGCCCACCAATGGTAATTACGGAATTTCCATTGTCGGTGATGTGGATGTTGTGAGACCCAGTAACAGTTAAAGTTCCGTTAAGACTGTTTAGCATTTCTACTGTTGGCATATAATTCCCTCCTTTGAGATTTAGATTTGGAGAAATCTAAACGCGGAAAGAAAGGGAATGCGGCCCCGCCCTGAGGGGCGGGGCCACGTAAATTCCTGATTGTAGATCTACACTGTGCGCAAATCTGTCATCTCTGCTTATACAAGTAGTGTTACCGCATTAAGGTTGCTGGTATTGATGTAAAGCTCCCCCGGCTGAACGCCTGCAGCAATTGCTGCCGCGTCATTCGCGTATCGGAGAGCCGACAAGTCCTTTCCAAGGATGGGGCCCTTGTCTTCGAGTCCGAGCTTACCTTTATCACGATAAAGAGTACCGGAGGCAGTGATGAACGATGCCTGAATATCTGGCTTTGCCATTTTGCGTTCCTCCTTATTCCGAATTAGCTAACACACGCTTAAATTCTTCAGCTGTTTTTGTGTTCTTCTTGCGATTGCAATCTGGGCACGCTAAACAGATGTTCTCTAGGCCGTTAGAACCTCCTCGTGCCAAAGGAATCATGTGATCCACGTGGTAATCACCCAACTGCCTTTTACAATAGGTGCATCTGTTTTTCTGAATGCGACGGAGGAGGACAATGTCCTCCGCCGAATGACTACCGCCCGCCTTAATCTTCCTAGCCCGCCGACGATTTACAACGGCCCGTCGATACTCCGGGGTGTTTGTAAGACCGTGGGTGAGATTAACACTTTTTTGTACTTCTGCTTGATAACATCCACAACTTTTGGTTATACCCTGCTTAAGTCTGTGCATTTGAACGGTGGTTAGATTACCGCACCTACACTCACATAAATACATGCTTCTGTTATTAGAGATACCACAAAAAGACAAAACTTTCAACCTACCAAACCTACTGCCTCTACGTAACGTGCGGCGGCTAGCCCTAACCTGCTCACACCCACAACTGCGACTACGTCCTAACAAAAGACGAGTGGTAGGAATTATCTTGACAGTACCGCATTGGCAATTACATTTCCACAGACTGTTGCCATGCTTATCTTTGCCAACTTTACAAACAGCTACCAACTTTCCGAATCTCTTGTCGCTTATATCTCTAATCATTTTTCCTACTCATCATCAATTGGTCTTTTGTTACCAAAACCCCACCAAATTTGGATTGTAGTTTTGATAGGAAGACGACCGTGTCATTCTCCTTGAGAATTTCCACGGCCCGCTCAATCGCAGCTTCGCGATCGGTACCGGCCTCTAGTACTTCTGGGCCGGCTCCAACAAATAAAACAAATCCTTCTACCTTCTCCCTCTCTGCGGAGGGCTCTAATGCCTGGGCGGTCTTAAATGCATCCGCCTTACTCTTATATCTTACTACCTTGTTCGAAGCTATGACTGAGGAAGCCTCAATTGGCTCACTAACTACTCTGAAGTTTTTTTTTCGGCCGCAACAAAAGACCGAAGAGAGTTTCGGAGCGCTTCGGCTTCTGCTCGAATGCGCGACACCTGTCCCTTCCTATCTTCGGAAGAAGCATTCTCCCCAAGCGGGGGGCGGGACAAAATAGTAGTAAAGGTATTAGCAGGGCCCTGGCTGACATGCTCTCTAACCGTCTTGGTTAGAGTATTGTCAGCCTCGTCTCGGGTCGTACGGTTGCGTACGTTGCGGAGACACTCAGGGGCCTTGGCAGTAGCGCCAATAACCGGACACGCTTCTTCAAACAACGCGCACCAGTGCTCGTGGACTACCTGGCCCTCGGACTGATCCAGGGCATTGAATTTGGTTACTCTCTTCTTGAAGCTTTTGCAAAGCTCATCAGGATAAGATGTGATGCTGCCGGGCCCACCAATACCGGGCCCGTACCAGCGAAGGCCTGCGTCTTCCTTACCGCCAACGGTAAGTACTCGCTTGATGCCACCAGTTTCGCTGTCGAGTTCGATGTAAACTTGCTCTTCTGCTTGCATAGTTCCGTCTTTGGAGACCACCTTTACGGCAGCGGCCTTCTCCTTTGGCTCTTCTTCCTTTGCGGAAGAGAGTTCGATTTTGTGACCTCGGAGGTTGTCGATGTGCTCCAAATCAACCACCTGCTCACCCTTTTCCATCTGCTCGCGGTGCGCCGCAGTCTCCATAATGATGGAATGAGGATTGGCCGGGTTCTTGACGATACCCATGCCACTAAAGGTAATGTTTCGAAGTACTCGGGCAACGAAGTGCTTTCCAAGCGCCTTCGTACCAGCAACTACCTTTACAAAACCCCCGATGAGGTCGTCGGGGTTATAGCCCAATGCCTGGGCTTCAGAGCGAGTAATGATCTGGTTACCAATCTTGATATCGAAATCCTTGAAGTAGCACTCCATGCTGACCTTCCACTCTCCCTTGGAGATCTCTTCGGCCAACTGCGGGAAGCGCATCTTGTGAATTACACCGGCTACAGCAATGTCTATATCCAACTCATCAAGGCTCTTAGCAGTTTCCGTATACTCCGCCATAACCTTGAGAGGATCAAACTGGGAACCATCCTTGTAGAGGAAAGCACATTCGTAAATGTGCCCAATGACCTTATCCTCTTCGTGCTCAATATCGATGGCCTTATGCACGATAGTATTGTGTGCCCGCATCATCTCGGAAGGTAAGAAATGGGCACCGTTTTTGTTAGTACCAGCAGATACTAGAATGGAGCGAATATACTGGAGATCGCCCTGCTTCTCCTCTGGAAAAGTTAGAACTGCCGCCTTCTCCGCTGCTGCCCGTTCCACTTCCTGCTGGACTTGAATCGGAGCGTAGACTCTGACTTTGTTCTCTTGGGTCATTATATCCTCCTAACTCACCAGGGGTAGAGGCTCGGGGAGGGCCTCCGCTTTTGGCTCTTCTGAGTTTTTATTGTCCCCGTTTGTAATCAACTCACACAGGGAATCTAATTGCTTGATGGTATTCTTTCGGCGCACTTTCTTAGCGGCCTTAACCTTCTCGACATCGGCATTACGCTGGTCTAGAATCTTCTTCATGGAAGTTTCTACCTCCTGCAGAATTGTTTGGGCCATACTAATCTCCATTTTGCTTCTTGAATACCTTGATTAGCAAGTCTATTGATCTATCCAAGCCACGAGCAAGCTCCTCGTAGGATTCTTTTTCTTCTAATGCATCTTCTAACCGTTTCTCCGATTGAGCCAGAAGCTTATCATTGAGGGTATGAATAGCCTTATCCTTCTTCTGCGACTCTCTAAAAAGATACACTATTACAACGGCCTGCGCAACCTGGATAACAGATAGCAAGCCATGTGTCTTCAAAAGCTCTAGTAGAAAATCCCACATCCTTGCCTCCTATTGTTTGAGGCGGGATCTACAGATTGCTATCGCCGCGCTCTTAATGCTTTGACCCGTTAACTTGGAATTCTTGCTCCGTAAGTTCGCCTTCACATCGCGAATGCATCTTTCCATTTTACCTGTGGGTTTGAATGGCGCAGCCGTTTCGTCAGAAGCCTGTGTAACCGCATCTCCAGGCTGACACATACCCAAAGTTTCGTCTAGGGTATAGCCCGGCGGGCATTCCAGCGTGCCCGCTGGATTAGCCCCCTTCACATTAGTGATGGGAATACAAGAGCCGGACTTAGGGTCAAATACTTCCTGGGGTTGGCATAGCGGATGAAACTCAGCGGGGTTGGTAATCTGACCTTCATCAGTCCATCCGCTTAGTCTTTTTTTGTTCGAGCCTCTACGATCTCTCGGGCGTGGAATAGAAGGTGCTCAATACCATCCTCTACGGCCTTATCCGAGAAACCCTCAACCTTGGATGTGCGATAAAGAGCGTTACGTAGTCGAGCTATATCTACCGAAGCGCTGTCGTAGGGATCAGACACATCGGGAGTGTGGTGCATCAAGGCACGATGGGTAGAACTAACTAGAGAAGGGGGAAACGCAGCGTTAGGAAGATCCTTGGCTGCTACACGGCTCTTCTCCTTGGTACCCTGCTCCTTGAGAACCTCATCCAACGCCTGAATCAACTGGGCAGTGGACATGGAAGCAACGTTCTTCGGATTCATCGGACCTGCGCTACCGCTAGGGCGATTCTTATCGCTCGGATCTAGCGGGGTGCAGGTGCGTCGGTTACCGTCCCAAATGGTGCCAGCAGGGCAGTCCTGAGGAAGCTTGACCTTGCCAGGAACTTCAGTCGTTAGACCTTCGCGACCGGCGGTCTCGGACTCACTCTTCCCCTTGAAAGCACCCTTGCGCGGCATGCACTTCTTGGTAACCGGATTCATGAACTGACCTTCGGGGCAACCCGGGCCACTCTTACCAGGACCGGAGGCAGGGGCCTGGGCCTCTTCCTCAGCGGACTTGGTCTTCTTGCGACTATCTAGGGGCTTGCAGTCACGAAGGTCGGCATCCCAAATGGTTCCGGCCGGGCAATCCTGAGGAAGGCGGGCTGGCTTACCAGAAGGAAGCGGAGATAGATTGTTCTTTGCGGCATCCTCTTCTTCATTGGCCTTGGTAGTTGTGGTACCCGGCTTCTTGGAAGGATCGAGAGGAACGCACTTGCGATCAGTAAAGTCAAAGAAGCTACCAGCAGGACACTGGAACCCAACAGGGTCTCGGCGGCCTTCTGGCTGCTTGCTGACGATTTCGGCATGATTGGCCAACTCTGCTACGAAGCCTCGAACCTTGGAGCACCTCTTGGAAGACTTCTCCCAGGTCATGCCTGGCGGGCAAGGGCCCTGCTTCTGGGCTTCGGCCTCGTAGGCCTTCATTCGCTCAGCAGTCTCTGTATTCGCAACAGGGGGCTTGGTTGGGGTTTCCATTGCGATTAGCTCCTGTACTACGGCGGCGAACTCCTCTACGGTACTTGCCTTGCCGAAGCTGGTGACTTTGATTCCACAGGCTTTTGCCCGGGACATGATCTTTCGGCGGAGAGTCGCCTTCTCGCCGGGGGTCAGGCCCTTGGCCTGATTGAAGCGGGCCATGGCATTTCGCACATGGTTGCAATCGTGAAGCGGGAACTTGCGCTTACCAGGGACACCGAAAGCACTGTCCGGAAGAGCGTTACGCGTCTTAGAGCGAAGCTCTTTGGCCTCTTCCGCGGCTACTGGGACAGGCTGGGCGCTGTGGTCTTCGTACTCCCACATTTCCTTAGGAATTACATGTCCAAAGTGCTGGGAGAGGTACTCGCCTTTCTTGTAATCTTGAACCAGATAGCCTTCTACATCGTGGGAATGATAATGAGATTCGCTGCCCATGTATCCAGACGCCACCGAAGTCTTACCGTTACCCTCAGTATCTACCGTAACCAGATGCTTGTGTCCATCAATCGGATCAGGAGAAGTACAAGCCAGGCGACCAGACAAGTGAGCGGCCACTACCTTCTTGAACTCCTCGTCCACTGCTTCTGAAGCCAACACAGTGTCTTTGTTCAGAGGAATGCACTCGCGGCGCTTGTAATCAAAGAACTGGTTGGCCGGGCACTCGTGATTAGGAGTGTCTCGGCGACCAACGGGCTGTACCGCCACCTCTTCCTCAATGAATGCTAGAGAACCATTGTCCTCCGCCTCCGCTTCCTCCAAGGAAACGCACTTTCTCTGCACAAAAGAAAAAGTTGTACCGGCGGCACAACTTTGGGGTTCGTCCATCTCATCTGCGTCAATGGCCACTTCCTTTTCGGCGGCAAAGGCGGTACTGGTCTTATCAACTTCGCCTCTCCACTGCGGACCATCGTCATTGTTGACGCTTCGAGTAAACTTGGTGTGATCTGTAGATCCCATCGGCAAGCATCGGCCGCTGCCTGGATCTCTGCGATGCCCTTCGGGGCAATCTTCACCTACAACTAGAGCAAGCTCTAGAACTTCTTCGAGCAGACTCTTTGCGGCGTTCTTGCCTACGTTTTTTGTAGTCATGGTTTGCTAACCCTCCGTAGAATTACCTAACTGATGTTAGGGTTTTGGTGGTGTGATGTTTGGGGTGGTAGACTTCTGGCGGGGCTTGCCGCGTCCCTTCCGGGGGCGGCCCTCGCTCGGAGTACCCACGGGGGTACGCTGGATCTTCTGGATGTTTTCTTGAACCATCTTTTGAATGTTCTTCTGGAAATCGTTGAGATCTTCCTTGGTAACCGTAGTCGGCTTGCCATCGCGGGTAGTGTCTTTGTCCGGAATCGGGCCAGTCGCGGGAAGTGCCTTCGGGTTGTACGGCGATCCGATGATACCCAAAGTTCCGTCCTGAACCAGCGGCTTCTCTTGCTTGAAGTTAGCCAACTCGTTGGCAAAGTCGAAGCCCAGTTTCTCGATACCCGTCTCGTAGGACAGGATGCGGCGATCGATCATACCCTGAATGACACTCATCATCATGATCTCGTCCTTAAGAGTATTCTCGTCGAAGCGCACCACCGGGTAACGATCAAAACCCATAGCCAAAGCAACTTCCTCGTACTCGTGATTGATCCAACGCTTTACCTGACGGCGGGCGTAGTTCACTTCCTCAGAAAAGCCTTTCAAAGCAGCCTTGATGCCCTCGGCGTTTCCACTAACATTCCCATCCAGTAGGGCACGCGTTACTCCAATGGCCTGGCTCAAATCGTCATTCACCTGCTCAAACTTGGACACACCCAGAATCTGACTGATTTCCGGGAAGGTAATCTTCTCGATTTGTAGGGTATGGTTATAGACAATGTCAAAACTCTTGCTGGAAGTATCAAAGAGTCGCGCAATGGAGTCCAACTCGGCCTGACTGGTCACGGGATGCTCATCGTTACCTACCGTAATCTTCAGGATGTAGTTAGTAATACCGTCCAAGGTAGAGTAGTCGGCTTCCTTGAGCTTATCCTTGTAATACATGTCATCAAACATGCGCGCCGCTTTGGGCATGGCGTAGCGCTCATAGTCCTGGCGTCTATAGTCGCACTTTCCTACTAGCTCCGGGGGTAGGCGGACAGGCTGATTCTTACGAATAGAATCCTTGAGTTCCTTGGGCAAAGAGGAGATGAACTTGCGTTGTTCGGCGCTAGCCTTGGAAGGATTCTTCAACACCTCGGCTAACTCTTTGAAGGCCTCCGGCTTGAGATATGTCTCGGTCTGATCAAATAGCAAAGAACCTCTCTTCTCAACGAGAACCGGATTCAAAATAGTGTATTTCAGGGGAACAAAAGACTTAGACCAAACCTTCTTGGCCGCTGATATTTCCCTATAGGCTATCAATCTCTTCATGTCCTCAGAAGTACCAGAAAGATTGGCCTGGCTCTTGCGGGCTATAACAGAATCAAAATTTTCTGGCTTCAACTTGGGGTCAAACTTGCCCACCAGCTTGAAGGTAGTAACTGATCCAACACGGAAGAAATCAAAGAAAATCTTCTCTACCGTCTCCTGGAAACCAATTTCTTCGGTCCAGGTGTCATAGAAGAGCTTGATGTCTTCGTCGTCAATGTCATTCTTGAAACCTTTGGATGCAAAGTTAGCAAGGGTATCAATCCAAGTGCCGTACGGCCCCTTGGCCTTGTAGAAATCTAGAGCGCGCTGGTAAATCTGCTGTGGTTGTGCCCGAGTAACCTCTGGCTTACCAATCAAAAGATCCAAATCTACACGTCGAACATAGTCTCGGGTAATAACCCTTCCGCCCTCATGAAACTTCATCGGGCTGGGATCACCACGGCGGGGATCGAGATAGGCTAGCTCTTTGACGGGGCGTCCTTTCGGACCTACGTCAATTTCCATTTCATGAACTCCGGGCCTAACTTCCTCATGGGAGAGAACTTTAGAGTTCTTGAGATCCTGGTTCAACCTGTCCTTTACTTCTTCGGCCATCTAAACTCTCCTATTTCTTCTTCTTGGGAACCGGTTTCAAGACGGCGTAGGGACTAGTCAACAAGGTACGCTTATTGAAAGCCCTCTGCATTAGTCGCTGTTTGAAGCCGACGGGATCTTGTGCCATTTCCAACTTGTCCCTAATAACCTCAGGAACGGCATTATCAATAGGAACGCCGTCAGACGTGACGGCAGGACGGGAAACCCTATCTTGTCGGGGTCGAAGTACTCCACCATGAAAGAGTACGCTTTCCGAAAGTTCGTGGGCCCACAAGTGATCATACACGCAGCGGGCAGCTAGCATGAAGGCTGTGTACAAATCCTTCTTCTGCTTCCCATGCCCTTCACCTTTGGGTACATCGAAATGATATTTACCAGTAGGCGTCTCCGAAAGAGAGATCATCTGCATCTGGCGTTTCATTTCCTGGATCTTGTCCCAGCCCTCCTCTTCGGCGGGGGTGGGCTGGTCCGCAACAGGCACGCTCGGAAAAAGCAAATCGCGGTTCTCAAGCAGTCTTAGTGCCGCAAAGTTGGATTCCGCGATGAAATCTACACCGAAGTTACACATCTTGAGAATGTGTCTTCCGGATTTGACCTGATGGGCCTCATCCTCGGGGTCCAAAATTGGGCCTGCTCGATGGCCGCGATTGTTTTCTGCAAGTATGTCTTTGATAGCTAATCCACC